CTTTCCACCAAATTTAATGATTTATTTAAACTATTTTTGTAAATAAAAACACCATTTGCTGGATTTAAAACTTCAATATTTGTTGCTTCCACGGCATACCCCTTTTCGTTATTTTAATTATACACCATATAGGGTTTTATGCGCTACTATGGTAAAATATATAGATGATGAATAAAAAATCTATAATTCCTTCTGGATATTATGGCAACTCTAAAGAAAATATAGTAATCATTAATAATTTTATATCTCATGACGATATAAAAAAAATAAATATGTTTTGCTCACAACTAAACACCTTTATGGCTATTCCTGGAGACAATTGGGATAATCGTGTTTGCAATAACTCAATCCTTAAAAAAGTTGCTCCTGATATTGAACAAATATTATCTACTTATCAAAAAAAACATAAAAAAATTATAGAAAATTTTTTTAGTGTTGAATTAAAAGATAATGTGCCAAGCGTTGTTATATGGAGACAGGGTGATCTTCAACCACCACATGCAGATAAAGAAAATCTTGATGGAAGCCCAAACCTATATCCTGAAAATGACATTGCTTCCTTGTTGTATCTTAATAATGAGTATATTGGGGGAGAAATTTATTTTCCAACACAAGGATTACAATTTAAATTGAATGCTGGAGATGCGGTATTTTTTCCAGGAGATGTTAACTATCAGCATGGTGTTACTGAGGTAACTGAAGGAAAAAGATTTACCTGTCCAGCATTTTGGAATGTTATAAAAAATAACAAAAATATTTAATACTTTATTATATTATTAATATTTGTTGACGTAATAGTTTTATTACTTTCTAATTCGATTTCTTCATCATTATAAAAGTCGTCTTCAACCTCTTGAAGGATTATATCTGGATTATTTTTAAAAATAGAAATAATGTAATTTTGACTTGGGGAGCCATTATTAAGCCAAGATTGTCTTAGCAGTACGGTTCCTTCTTTATCGACATATGCAAAATAATACATTTCTTCTTTTTCTTGATCTGTTTTTAAATGTATTCTTTTGTTTCTTTTTACGTAGTTTGGAATTAACAATTCACTTTCTTTATCCCAGTAATCTCCAGCCTTTGGCTCAAAAATAAAATGATTAACGTCTATAATGTCAGGATTTTTTAAATATACACTATATGCAATATCTTTTTTATCAACAAATGGAATTTTAAAAACAGCCTCGTTATCAATTAAAAATACCGCATTAAATGTTTTCATTTTTTTCCTTTACATAATTATATATTTCAAAATCTAATAGATTGTTATTAACTATAGCATTTATATCTTTTTTTGTCAACAATGATTTTAAATATTTTGTTGTATAAATGTTTTCTATATTTGATTCTAGAATTTTAGTATAAATTTTTTTTGTAAAATTAATATTATAATTATTAACAAACCATTTTTCTATTTTATTATTAAAAGAATTAAAATCATCAAGTGTTCCAACTATATCAAAAAAATTTAATTGTTTTTTTGCATAATCAATATCTGTATTGTTGTTTTCTAAACACCAGTTTTTTGACCATTCTTTATAATTAACATTATTATTAAAAACAATTTCTTTTGATTTATTACAAATAAAACGTGTTTGTATATTATTGTGTTCAAAATAAAAATCATCTTCAAATAAATAATATTTTAATTTATCTATTATTTCTGAATCTTTCATATATCCAAAGGAAGTTGCTAATTGATCTATCAACTGGATCTCTAAGCATACAGGCAACAGATAAATTATTTATTTTATTAAGTGGATATGTTCCTATGTGTGCTTGTATATAGTTATACTTTGACAAATCTTTAGTATATGGTGGTCCTGGATTTAATAACATATTAAAATTTTCAACCCCAACATTTCTTACAACGTTTCCCATAATTGAAGTACCGCCAGTTTTGGGTATATGTAAAAAATATAATCTATTCATTTTTAGATTTTACATAATTGTAAAGAGCAAGATCAATGCTGTTGTTATCTAGAATATTTTGTTTTTCTTGTTCTGTGAGTGAATTGATTAAAGATTGAGTTGTGTGTTCATTTAAATCTTCATCTATTAGTGTAGATGGAAAATTAGGAAAATCTACATCATTAAACTCAATATTTAAATTATGCAAAAACCATTCTTTTATTTTATTATAAAATATTTTATGATTTTCTATTGTTTCAACTATTTCAAATGAGTCTAATAAGGCTATTACATCTTCTAAAACATATGGATTGTTTTCTAAGTACCACAGGTTGTTATTTTTTTCAATAACATTTAGATTTTCTTTTTTAAATAAATTTTCAAATGCTTTGTCTGTCATGTTATTTAAAATTGATCTAGACTGTAGGTTTTGAACTGTTGAATAGTATGGATCTTGAAATAAATAATATTTTAATTTATCTACAATTGTATCTAGTTCTCTATATCTTTCATTATTTTTAATATTTTGTGGAGCAACATTATATGAATGAATAAAATTACTAATAGATCTTTCTATAGGATCTCTTACTATGCATGCAACAGAAATATTTGGATTTTCAGTTATTGGTGTTTTGCCAAAATGACCAACTATAAAGTTTGAAGATTTAAATTGTTCTTTTGTAGAATCACCAAACCCAACAAAAGGAACTATTGTAGAATTCATTTTAATTTTTGCCAATACACTCATACCACCAGTTTTAGGAATATGTAGAAAATATAATTGTTTTATCATTTTACCACTTCCCTAGTGGACATGAGGCTTCTGCTAATTTTGTTTTAACTTTCATAAAACACCCACACTGTCTGCAAACTTTGGTTTCATGTATAAACTCTGAACAAGAAAGGCAAGACAAATATCTTTCTTTGTGTGTTTCTTTATCCACTTTACCTTTTGTGGGATCTAAAATATCCCAAGGCTTAACACCATCTTTTTCAAATAAACTATTTTTAATATTTTTCCAAACATCATCAGACATAGAAACTCCTTTTTAAAAAGTATATCATGTTCTATGTGCCAGTGCATCCGATAAAATTAAAACTTGATCCATCGCAATAATAAACACAATTACCAGTACCACATGCGCCGCATACAACATAATAAGCATCACCAAATGTACAACCAGGAGGTGGTGGGAATGAAGGTCCACCAAAATCAGGTGGTCCAAAATCAGGTGGGAATGAAGGTCCAAATGAAGGTGGGAATGAAGGACCTGGTGCTGCTGGGGTAACGCTATTGGTTGCTGATGATAAATCAGAATCCAAAACAGTATTATTCAACTTAACTGTAAATGTATATGCAGTTCCATTTGATAATCCAGTAACTGTAATTGGTGACCCAGAGCCAGTATTAGAAATAGAACTAGGAGATGATATTGCGGTATATGTTAAAGGAGAGTCTGGTTTACCTAAATAAGTTGGTGCTGTAAATGTTACAGTTGCTTGTGAATTTCCTTCAGTAGCAGTTCCAATTGTTGGTGTGCCTGGCTTACGACCGCTAGAGGATGATACGGGTCCTAGTCTTACCATTATGCAACTAGGTCTCCAAGAACAACCCAAGAGTCGGTAGCACGCTTAATACATACGGCAGAAGACCATTGTGCTCTTAGTTTTAATCCTGGAGTTCCATTTACTGTTGTAGTTGCGCCATTTGTTGCTGCAATAGTTACCTGTCCTGTGCTTGTTTGTAAAATTGTAATTTGTGCACCTGTTGCAAATGCTTGGTTGGCGTTTGTTGGAATTGACAAGGTAACTGCAGAAGCACTTGATACCTCAACCATTTTTCCATTATCTGCAAGAACAAGTTCATAAGCAACTGTTTGTGGATTAATTGCAAGATTTATAACTGGAGCAGTTAAAGTTTTATTTGTAAGTGTTGCCGCATTTGTAAGTGTTACATCTGGTGTTGTCCAGGCTAAACCTGATGCTGTTGCAGAGTTGGCTGTTAATACCGTTCCATTACTTCCGACAGATAAAACAGATAATGTGTCATTTGCTGAAGCAGAAAGTAGGTCACCTTTAGCAGCAAAGTCTGTCTCTAACAATGATCCAGAAGTATCTATAGCAGTTATTTGAGTTTGTAAACTATTAATTGTATAAGCAATAGATGGGTTTACTAAAGAACCAGCAGAGGCATTTGCACTATTATAGGCGTAGTCACCATAGTGATATAGACGCAGTGCTGCTTGAATATCAGCGGGATCTGATAATCCTGGGATTTTAGTTGGTACTAACGTACCTATTGATTCTGCTGCCATATATCACCTCATTAGAATTATATCATAAAGATATAGACTAAGACTCCTCATCTGCTAAAATTGTTATAAATAAATGTGTTGTTACTTCCCCCTCTAAAACCGCCCAATCTCCATATGGGCCAGACTCCACATCTGTTCTATGCTCAACTGCTTTAAAGTTTATGACTAAATTTTGATTGTTTCCAGCAAGTGCGGGTATGCTCATAGAGGCTGCAACTGGATTATCATTAACAATGCTAAACTGAACACTAAAGTTGCTAGCAGTTAACGATGTCTCAGAGGTAATATTTGAAATAGGAATCACAATCTGTGCAATTCCGTTAACATAAGTTGTTGTGTGATTAACTGAATAGATTGTTGGATTTAATTCTAAAACCTCAATCCAGATATTTGCTCCAGGCTGTGAAACATATTGATATAAATATCCATAATTTGCTCCTGGAGATGTGTTAATATATAGATCGTTAAGAAGTGGGGTTTGACCAACTCCTTCTGTATTTGGATTACCTACTCCAACAAAAACTTGACTGCCACGAGTTCCAGTAGCACCAACATCTATTAATAGTTCTACAGTTTCTGGGGGACCAAGAACGGTAATGTCATCATTATCTAATAAAACATCAGGCATTACACTGCCCCTGTAATATCATCTTCTACCAATATACTACCAGTAAGAAGTGTAAAAACTTGTGTTCCGTTTGTAATTTGAACGTCATAGACATATGTTCCAGCGCTAAGCAAATTACCTCCCGCAGGATTTATGGTGCAGGTAACAATGTCAGTTGTTGAGTTTGCAACTGCAATAATTCCTTGGGCATTTGAATATTGAGTAGCACCCGCCCCACGAACATTTGCAATTGTAAAAATAGCGGCATAGCCTGTTAAATCAAAGGTTCCGCCATTTGCCGTCTTGGGACGAATCACAAATTGAGATGTGTCGCCACGGTAGTAATTAAAATTATAAGTTCCTGGAAATGCCATTATTCCTCCTGATCCATTATACCATTAACAAATAGAAATATAGATATCATTTAAAATTATACTACTTTCATTGTCTGCTCGAAATTGAATAGTACCACCCAAAGACTTTGCTCTTTGGACATCTATGTATATGGTTTGGGAATAAGACATTTCATATGAATATTGATACTTTAGAGTTCCCACATACCCCGTATTTATTTTTTCATAATCTGGTATAAAAACTCTAGCCCAAACCTCCGTATTGTTCATATAAGTAGTTAAGGTAAAGTCATACCTAATGTCTACCTTAGACCCTATCTTTAGACCTTTAAAATTAAAAGATTTTGCTACATCATTCCACAAAGATGTCGACATTTTTGGAAGGTAGGTTTCATTACTCTCTTTTTCATTTTTTTCAAAATCAATAGAGACCCAGCCGTCATCTCCTCTTTCTGGTCCAAGTCTAACTTCTTTTAAATTTTTATTTTTGTATTGTGCCCATCCTGGATATTGTCCAGATACGCTATCGTATCCTTCAGCACCTTTTCCTGGATCCCCTCTTTCTCCTTTAGGCCCTTGTGGTCCAGTGCTGCCCTTATCGCCCTTTTCTCCTTGAGGACCTTGATCGCCTTTATCACCTTTAGGGCCTTGATCGCCCTGATAGCCTTGTATTCCAGGCACGGCAACATATTGAATTCCAGACTCTTGTACTGTTTGAGAGTATTTTTTTTTGGGCACGTTTGGAAAATCCATGCTTTTAGCCATGGGAGTTTTACTTTTTTACTTTAAATACTTTTTTACCAATTTTTACAATTGGAGGAAGGTTATCTTTTTTTGCAGATACTTTTACTATTGGCATTATAGACCTGCAGTAATATCGCCTAGGACACAAATGGTTCCAATTACTGGAGTCCAGACTGTGTCTACATCTTGTCCGCTACCGTTGTCAATTACAACCTGTAAATCAAATTGAAGTTCTGCAACTACTGATCGATATTTATTGCCGCCCCAAAACTCAGTAATGGATGCGGGAGCAAAAATCTCAACATAGCCAGCATACGGGGTAGTTGTAAGTTCATCTAAAACATCTCCGTTGGAATCATAAGATGTAGCGCTATATGTCCAGTCTGAGGTATCATATTTAGTTATTTCATCATCTTCAAAAAATTCTACCTTAAGGGTTGCACTGTCTCCACGGACTACTGTCCATTGAATATTTGCTGGGCTAGCGCCATATTTTTCAATAGTAGATACGCACATAATATTTGATTATACCATAAAATATGCTAAACACCTAGGCGCTGTGGGGGGTGGGGGCAACCTAGGTGCTAGCGCTTCAATTATAACATTATTTATATTATCAACTATGCGTATTTGTAACAAAACGTTATAATCCAGACATATAAAAAATTGTTATAAAGTTGTTATAAAGTTTGACGGTAAAGTTCAAAAATTCCAGATGTTATAGTGTATACTTAAAAATATAAAGAAAAAGAATAACTAGCAAGTAAGGTTTTTAAGATATCTTCTATATAGTTACTTAGAGTGATCTTTTAGGTGTTCAACCATAAGGTCGAAAATTTTCTCAGTCTTGTCTTCTAGCCGTGTGATTTGGTCTTTCATCGAATTTCCAGAATTAGGTTTCATTTCGTAAATAATATCTTCTATGTATTTTTTCATAATCCACCTAACTCCGATTGCAAAAACTCCGACTATTGATAGTAGCGTTAAAATTAATCCAGCCCAGTCTTGTGGAGTCATGAGTATAATTATAACATTATTTTTACAACTTTCGGCGGGAACAAAGCAAAAGCCGAAAATGAGTTAACAAACCTCACACCCCCCAATACGAATGCTACGCATACAACATGGGGATAGTATGTGTAATATATCAATATGGGCTATAATGGATATATGGAGATATTGTGGTTTGTTATATGTGTTTGTGTATATGGGGTTATAACAATTTGGAGAAAATATAATTAGTTAGGCCAGGAAGATGGTTTGTATACCGTGAAAATTATTCCTCAAATGAGGTTTGAGATTCCATTAACTTATTAAAATTTTCATTTTTTGTGGTTTGACACTTGCAAGTATCACAACATGGTTCATCATTTATAAAACCATCAACAAAGTCTGCTCCTATTTTAAATTCCATAATCCTCCATGTATTTTAGACGTTCTTCGTAATCTTTGACAAGTTCTGGTGTTACCATACCGCCTTCATTGGCCCAGGAATCTTCTTCCATACCCGCTAATTTTTTCATAAGGACTTGAAAGTCAGGATCGTTTTTCATTTCATCAATGATCTTTGCTACCTTTGGATTTACTTCAGAAGCCATAGCGCTGCCAAACCAATTATGAGGATAGATAGAATTATTTGCATGATGAGCAGTAATTATCTACTCGCATATTTTCTTTTGTTACCCAGAGTATTCTGGCACAACGATAGCAGGATCTCATAGAGTACTTTTTCTCTCTACGATCCTTGCGAATTTCTAGTCCTAGTAAGTGCATATATATATGATATCATATAGACCACCATTTCGTCAAGTTGTAGAAATACCCGACTTTTTCTTTGTATTGGATATAGAGGGTGTTGAGGTTTGTCCAATTAGGGTTATGGCTTTCCAAACCACATTTGGGGCAAGGCCCAGCAGGTCCAGGATTGAAGGTATGGGGGCAGAGGGTTTGGATCATGTCTTTAATTATACCCTCCCAAATCTGAAAAAATTTTCATTTTCATAAAATCTGAATATTTTTCTTAGATGTATGATACATGTTTAAAAAATATAAAAATAAAAATAATAGTGAGCACACTACTTAGAGTAGTGCGCCCGATCATAGTCTGCAAGTGTCCCACCATTTTCTAGGTGGGTCTTGCGTCTTAGTTGTTCAGCAGAATACTCTGCCATTTATTTTTTCCACTGTCTTACTGACCAAATAAAAGCGATAGTGCCAAACAATAACCATGTAGGTATCTCTATTGCGATACCGCTTGGATATAAATTGTTTACATAAAAATTTATGTATTCTAAATCTGCGTAGAACTCCATTTATTCGTTCTCCTCTCCAAACATTTCTACTAACACCTTGTTAGCATTTTGTAAAGCCTCTATGGCTTCGTTAACTTTGTCTATGTTGTTTAGTTCCATAGTGATAACTCCTTAGCATACTTAGCCTGTTGGGCTACTCTTAGCCTATCAGCAGGGTCTAGTCCATAACTAGCATTTTGTCGCATAACCGCAACATTTTTCATAATACAATCAAAGCACATGGCTAGTATTGTATTCTTACTTACCCTAGTGGGTGTATTGCATAATTCGCAATTTTTTGTTTTCATTTTACTATCTCCTTTCGTGAGATGTTTCTTTGGTGTAGGTCTTATTTGCTAGGCTCACCTTTTTAGGGTTATTTGCTAGGCTCATACCTACTAATTCTTTATTTAATTTGATACCTGTAATCTTAACATACCTTGCTAAAAATATCAAGTCGCCACGCCGTATATTGGGTGTGATTTGCCTCACTTATTTGCTACGCTCAACCTCTTGTAGAGGGTTATTTGGTAGGCTCATTGAGGCTAACTAATTCTCTGACTCTTTTATTTGCTAGGCTCATATAGAACATTTGTTCTATCTTATTCGCTAGGCTCAAAGAGTCTGCTTCTTTATTTAATTTGTATACTGGAAGTATAACACACCATACCCCAAAAGTCAAGACGACACGCCGTAGGCGTTGTGTGAGATACCTCACTTAATTGCTACGCTCATCCTATTGCTAGGCTTATTTGGTAGGCTCATTGAGGCTATCTAATCTCTGACTCACTTATTTGCTAGGCTCATCCTCTTGTTGAGGGTTATTCGCTAGGCTCATTGAGTCTGCTTCTTTATTTTTTTGTATAATGGAATTATAGCAGAGATAACCCCAAAAGTCAAATCCTAACACGGCGTGTCGTATGTGATATACACCACATGACAAATGGTGCAAATCGGACATTGGCTCGGGGCACGACACGCCCGTCCTCGTTGTTGACTATCCACAGGGGTTATCCACAGACACGCCCATACTGGCTGGTATACTGGTGAGTTATCCACATGACGCACATCACATCACCATTTCACGCTCAAGTTATCCACATGACCTACATCACACGACACAATGTCCGAATTGTCCGTTCTACTGGTGAGTAATGTCAGTGGTCGCTGTTATACTTAATAGTATAAAGATTGAACAATAAGTAAATCTCTTAAAGAAAGGAATTCAAAATGAATTCACTAATAAATAAAGTGTGTAAGCATACACCTAATAAAAATGCTATATCTATCGTAGAGGATATGAAATA